CTGTCCATTCTCTCCCGACACCCGAACGATCGTTCGTGGTAACGCCCGAAGCGCGCCGACGTTCGCCGAAGCCGCGCGCGATCTCCCCAGCATCAGCGAACAGTGGGCGCGGGTGGTCGCTGCCGGCGACGGCGCGGCTGTTGGGCTTCGAGCTTCGGCCGTGGCAGCTGCGCGCGGCGCGGGTCGGGTACTCGCGACGGGACGGGCGGTGGCGATATCCCGTGGTGGTGATCGTGGTCCCGCGCCAGGCGGGGAAGACGCGGCTCACGTTCGCGGTCGCGGTCGATCGGTGCCTGTCGATCGACGGCGCGCAAGTGTGGTACACGGCGCAATCGCGTATGGACGCGGTGTTGCGGTGGCGCGAGCTGGTGCGGCTGCTGCGCGCGTCGCGGTTGGTCGAAGGGGTGTCGCGGTTCGGGCTGATCGACACCGACTGGGACTATCGGACGCGTTCGGCGATCGGCAGCGAAGAGATCGAATTCTCGAACGGTGCCCAGCTGCGCGTGTTCGCGCCCGCGGAAGACTCACTACACGGGTCGGTCACTGACCTGGTGGTGACCGATGAGGCGCGGTTCTTTAGCGCGACGCACGGCGACGCGCTGATGGCCGCGATCCTGCCGACACAAGCGACCCGCGATGGACAGCTGTGGATCCCGTCCACCGCCGGCGGGCCCGACTCGAAATTCCTGGCGCGCCAGGTGGAGATCGCGCGCGCCCAGCTGGGCGACAACGGCGCGCGCGTCGCGCTCGCGGACTGGGGGATCGGCCCGAACGTCGGGGAAGGGGATCTGCTCGACGCCGTGTGGCGCGCGCACCCCGCGGCGGGGATGGTGGGCGGTCCCGTGCGCGACGCGCTCGCGGTCGCGGCCGATCACATGCCGGCGTGGCAATTCGCGCATGAGTACGGGAACCGCTGGCGCACCGACGAGGACGTGCGCGTGCTGCCCGCGCCCGCGTGGGAAGCGACCGCGTACCACGACCCGTTACCGCCCGGGCGGCCCGCGTTCGCGGCGGACGTTCCCCCCGACCGATCGGAAGCGACGATCGTGGCCGCGTCGCGTGGGGTCGTGGAAGTGGTGGACGTGCTCGCGCCGCTGGACGTGCCGCGGCGGCTGCTCGAACTCACCGCCCAGTGGGATCCGCCCGCGATCGCGATCGACGCCGCGGGGCCGGCCGGCACCGTCGCCGATCAGCTTCGCCCCGTGCTGGATCGGCTGGTGGTGAGCACGACCCGTGACCTTCAGGTCGCGTGCGCGGGCTGGTACGACGCGATCCTCGCGGGGACGGCTCAGCACCGCCCGAACCTGCTGCTCGACACCGCCGCCGCGACCGCGGTACGCCGTCACCTGGGCCAATCGTGGGTGTGGTCTCGCGTGGACGGCGGGTCGGTGCTGGTCGCCGCGTCGCTGGCCTGGTGGGTCGAACAGCGCGCGCCGGCGACCGTCGAACCGTCCATGATCTGGTGAGCATCTAGGCCACCGCGGACTAGTTGCGCGATGCTGGGGCCTGATGGACCCCCAGCTGGTGGTCGCCCGACCTTCCGATGTCGGGCTGTGGACGCGGGACGCGTCGCCGCTCGGGAACCCGATCAGATCGCCGCGCGAACGCGCGGGCGTGCGCGTGCACACGGCGACCGACGGCCGCGACGTGCTGATAAACGACCCCGACGGCTGGGAAGTGGACGCGCCGTGGCTGTGGTGGACGGGGCCCGCGGGAAGCGACGGGACGGGCGGCCCGTACGGAAACCCGCTGGTGGCGGACAGCGACGACCCGCAAGGGCTCGCGTCGCTGCCCGCGGTGACGCGGTGCACGTCGCTCATATGTGACACGATCGCGGGCCTGCCATGGCACGTCGTCCGCGGCGATTACGAACGGCTACCGACCCCGGACTGGATCGGTGACCCACAAGCGACGCGGCTCGACGGCCGCGTGGTGGGCGGGCCCGTGAATGACGTGCGGCTGGGCGCGGTCGAATTTTGGGCGAACTGGATCCGCGCCGCGTTGTGGTTCGGCGACGGGTACGTGTACGCGCCCGTGCGCGACAGCGCGGGCGCACCGAAGCCGCCGCTGTGGCAGTTACACCCCCACGAAGTGACGATCGACGCCGGCGCGTATTGGGTCGGGGATACGCCACTGCCGTCGGACTCCATCATTCATCTACGCGGGGCGCTGCCGTACGACGACGGCCACGGGCGCGGTGTGATCGACGTTCACGGGCTCGACTTGGGCGTCGCGGCGTCGGTGCGGTCGTACACGGCGGGCGTGTTCGCGTCGGGTGTCCCCGCCGGCTATCTGAAGTCGGCCCAGCCGAACCTGTCACAAGACGAGGCGGACACGCTGAAGGCTCGCTGGATGGCACAGCACGGCGGGTCGCGTCGGTCGATCGCGGTACTGAACGCGACGACCGACTTTCACGCCGTGTCGATCTCGCCCGTGGACGCGGGCCTGGACAGCGCGCGCACGTGGTCGCTGCGCGACACGGCGCTGGCGTTCGGGCTTCCCCCTTATATGTTGGGCGTGCCGGGCGATCCCGCGACGTACGCGAATGTCGAGTCGCGCATGATCGAACTGCGCACCTTCTCGCTGCTGGCGTGGCAGCGGCGAATCGAATCGACGCTGGACGCCCAATTCGCGCGCGGGACGGGCCTGAAAATCGCGTCGGAAGGGCTGCTGCGCGCCGACACGAAGACGCGTTACGACAGCTACAAAATTGCGATCGAAAACGGGTGGATGACCGTGGACGAAGTGCGCGCGCTCGAAGGTTGGCCGCCGCTCGAATCGGCTGGGGTGATGTAAATGGAACTGCTGGGGATGGAACTGCGCGAGGTGAACGAAGCGCGCCGCGAGATCGTGGGCGTGGTCGCCCCGTACGACGAAGTGTCGTACCTGACGCCCGACCCGAACGGCGAGCGGATGCGCCGCGGCTGTTTCGCGAAGTCGATCGAACAGCGCGCGACGAAGATCCCCCTGCTGCGCCGCCACGACCAGGCCCTGAAGCTCGGATCGTCGCGGGAATGGCGCGACGACGCGGGCGGCCTGTTGGGCGCGTTCGGCGTGAACCCCGGGGACGCCGGTGACGCGCTGCTCGCGGATTGCCGCGACGGGTATCTCGACGGCCTGTCCGCGGGCTGGATCCCGTTAGGCCGCACCCGCGGCCGCGACGGCGTGTCCGAGATCACCGAAGCGAAACTGATCGAAGTGTCCGCGGTGGCGGTCCCCGCCTACGAAGGGGCGGTGCTCGCGGTTCGCGACGCCCAGGATCTCGACACGATGCTGGCCCCGTTCCGGGCCCGTCCCGACGTGAATCTCGAACCGATACCACCGCTGGTCTATCGTTCGCGCTGACGGCCGCCGCGGCCGACGATCACCGCACAGCACCCCGAAGGGTTCGGGCCGCTGCTGATCGGTCACCCGCTGGACACCCGTGCGAACAGGTTCGACGCGCGACCACGCGTCGCGCACACGGGAAGGTGACAGCGATGCTGACTTATCTACGCCGGCTGACCGACGAACGGGACAGCTTGACGACTTCGGCGACCGAACTGGCGAACCGGGCCGCGGACGAGGACCGCGACCTGACCGAAACGGAAGCGACTTCCATGCGCGGGTGGCAAACCCGCTGCGCGGAGATCGACGGCCAGCTGGCCGAATACAACGCCCAGGCCGAATCCCAGCGCGCGTACGCGCGGTTGCGCGCCACGCTCGAACAGGACGACGACACCCCGCCGGCGCGGACGCCGGCGCGGCTGAACACGCGCCAGGCCGAACCGATCGGCTGGGGCGAAGCGTTCGTGGAGTCCGACGCGTTCGCGAACTACCCGGGCGCGGGAACGTCGCGGCGCGTCGAAGTGTCGGGCGTGTACGAACAGCGCGCCGCGGACTTCGGCGTGTTGCAAACCCGCGCGCCGATCGCTTCGACCGACGGCGTGGTGGTCCCGTACATCTACACCGCACCGCAACCGAACTTCCCGACGCCGCTGCTGTCGGTGTGTGGTCACGTCACCGTGTCGGGGAACGCGGTGTCGTGGGTTCAGTGGACGCCGGCGCAACCGCCCGCGGCGGGCGTGGTCGCCGAAGGTGCCGCGAAGCCGGAGATGACGATGGACGCCGCGCCCGTGTCGGACACGCTCGACACGATCGCACACTGGAAAGAGATTACGCGCCAAGCGCTCGAAGACATTCCACAGATCCGCGCGACGGTGGAATCGAAACTGCGTTACGGCATCTTTCGGAAGCTTGAAGCCGACATCGCGGTCGCGCTCGCGGGCGCGCCGATCCCGCCCGCGTCGGGGGGATCCGCCGCGGCGGGTGACACGCTGCTGAACGCGATCCGCGTCGGGCTCGCGACCGTTCAGGGGAACGGGTACGACCCGAACGCGGTGCTGGTGAACCCGATGGACGCCGCCGATATCGACCTGGCGATTATGGGTGGGACGCTGCTGGGCCCGACGCAAACCCCGGGCCTGTGGGGCCTTCGTGTCGTCGGTGTTCCCGACCTTCCGGCGGGGACCGCGTACGTGGGCGACTTCCAACAGGGCGTGACGGTGTTCGACCGCGGGACGACGACCGTGTACCTGACCGACTCCCACGCGGACAACTTCATTAAGAACGTGCTGCTGTTGCTCGCGGAGATCCGCGCGCTGGCGACCGTTCCCGAACCACAAGCCATCGCCGAATGCACCGTCGGCGCGCTCGCGGCGCGCACGGGTGGCGGCGCGAGCTCGGGCAAGTAATCGGAACGGGGGAGTGGGATGCCGGCGACCGTCGCGTCACTGAAGACTTATCTCGGGATCACGCCGGCGACGGCGACCGACGATGAGGCTATGGGCGCGGCGGTCGCGGCCGCGAACGATCTGGTCGCGGTCTATCGGCCCGATCTCGTGCTCGACCCCGGGGACGGGACGGTGCTACCGACGTGGCCGCCGCGGTGCGATCAGGCCGCGCTGGTCGAAGCCGCGCGGCTGTACGGCCGGCGCGGCAGCGTGCAAGGTGTCGCCGCGTTCGCGGACGTGGGGATATCGCTGCTGCCGCGGCTGGATCCCGAATTCCGTTCGCTGCTCGAACTGGGCGAATATCAGCGTTCGGTCGTGTCGTGAGCAGTTACGACGCCGCGGTCGCGCTCGCGGACGCGCTGGTGGCCGCGGGCGTCAACGCGACCGTGGACCCGCGGGCCGCGACGCCGCCGTGCGCGCTGATCCCCCCGCCCGATCGTGTCTACGACCTGTCGTGTGGTTACACGGCGAACTGGCACGTGTGGGCGCTCGCGCCCGGGCCCGGGAACGCGGACGCGCACAAGGCCCTGGACGATCTCGCGGACGCGATCGCGGCGGTGTTGCCGATCGAACGCTCAACCTTGCGGTCGTACGTGCTCGCGAATGACGCGCCCGCGTTGCCCGCGTACGACCTGGAATTTTCGGAAGGGGTCTAGCTATGGCTGTCGAAGAATCGAAACTGAAGGATGGGACGCTGACGCTGGGGACCGCGCCCGGGCTCGACTTCAGCTGTCAGGTCACGAACGCGAGGATCAATTCGTCCTACGACGACGACGGGGACGCACAGGAGACACTGTGTGGGGACGTGATCCCCGCCGGCCGGAAACTGTCGGGCCGATCGCTCGCGGGAACCTTCATTCAAGATTGGACCGCGGCCGCCGGCGCGAGCATCACCGAATATTGCTACGACAACGACCTGGCGGTCGTGGACTTCTCCTATGTGCCGAACGTCGCGGGGCCCACGCTGTCGGGCCAGCTGCGCGTCGAAGTGCCCGCGGAAACGTACGGCGGCGACGTGAACGCCCGACTGACCAGCGACTTCGAGTGGCAGCTAACGGGGCCGCTGGTGCGCACCCCGCCCGTTGCCGCGACGACCGCCGGCGCACGTGAGCCGGCCGCTGTCGGGGACTGATGGTCGCGCGCGACGTCACCGCGCGCGTGGAAGGGCTGGACGCGCTGGTGCGCACCCTGAACCGCGCCGCGGTCGATATCTCCGACCTGAAGGACGCGAACCGCGCCGCCGGCGAAACCGTCGCGTCCGAAGCTTCGGTGCGCGCGCCACGCGGCCGCACGGGGAAGCTGGCGGCGTCGGTGCGCGCCGCGCGCCAGGCCCGACGGGCCCGCGTCATGGTCGGTAGCGCGCGCGTCCCGTACGCGGGCCCCATTCATTGGGGGTGGCCCGCGCGGGGGATCGCCGCGCAACCATTCGCGGCGACCGCGGCGCAAGCGACCGAACCGCGCTGGCGGGCCGCGTATCTCGACGCGGTTCAGCGCGCGCTCGACAAGGTGAGGGGTGTCTGATGCCGGATCGGTGGCAGCGGTTCGCGTTCTACCTGAAGGGCTACGACGACCCCGTGGAAGTGCAAACCACGGCGCGGGACTGGGCGCGGGTCACGATCGACCCCGCCGAAGGGCTCGAAGCCATGGCGCTCACGTTTCAGGTGATCTGGTTCGCGCTTCAGCGCGAGGGATACGACGTGCCGGCCACCGACTTCGACGCGTTCTGTGATCTGCTCGAAGGTCCGCCCGAAGCGATCAGCGGGGCAGCGCCGGCGCTGGACCCTACGGCCGCGGCACGCTCGGGCGAACCGCGGTGATCCTCGCGCTGCGCACGGGCGTCGCGCCCGACGCGTGGCTGGACGACCCGCGCGCGCTCGCGACCGCGGTCGCGCTGTTGCGCGAGATCGACCGGAAACGGCGTTAGCAGATGGGCGCGCCCGCGATTCTCAAAATCGACATCATCGCGGACGCGCGCAAGGCCCAGAAGGCCCTGAAGGACACGGGCGGCGCGGCCGAGAAAACCGGATCGCGCTTCGGCAGCGTGGCGAAGATGGCGGCCGGCGCGTTCGCGGGCGCGGCGATTTTCAGTTTCGCGAAGTCGGCCGTGGGCGCGGCGAATGAGTCGCACAAGAGCACCGCCGCGCTGGAACAGGTGTTCCGATCGATGGGCGACACGACGGGCGTCGCGGCGAAACAGGCGGAGAACTACGCGGGCGCGATGTCGAAGAAAGTCGGCGTGGACGACGACGCGATCATCGCCGCCCAGGCCCAGCTCGCGACGTTCGGGAAGGTGTCCGACGCGACCGCGCGCCAGGCGGGGATTTTCGACCGTGCCACCGCGTCCGCGGCTGATCTCGCGGCCGCGGGCTTCGGAACGCTCGACTCGAACGCCGTCCAGCTGGGCAAGGCCCTACAGGATCCGACGAAGGGGATCACCGCGCTGGCCCGTTCGGGCGTGACGTTCACCGCCGCCCAGAAAGCCCAGATCGCGGCGATGGTGAAACATAACAACCTGCTCGGCGCCCAAAAGGTGGTGCTCGGCGCGGTCGAATCCCAGGTGAAGGGGACCGCGGAAGCGACCGCGACCAGCACCGACAAGATGAACGTCGCGTGGGGGAACACACAAGAGTCGATCGGCAACGCGCTCGTGCCCGTGCTCGACATTGTGGCCCCGTTGCTCGAATCGGTCGCGGGCTTCATACAAGAGAACGTGAAGTGGCTTGCACCGCTCGCGGCCGCGATCGGTGTGGTGGTCGCGGTGCAGTGGGCGTGGAACGCGGCGATGGCGGCGAACCCGATCACGCTGGTCGTGATCGGGATCGCGCTGCTGATCGCGGGGATCATTCTGCTGGTCAAGAACTGGGACAAAGTGAAAGCCGCGTTCGTGTGGCTGTTCAATTGGCTGCGGTCGAACTGGCCGCTGCTGCTCGGGATCCTCACGGGCCCGATCGGGCTCGCGATCCTGTGGATCGTGAAGAACTGGGACAAGGTCAAGGGCGCGCTCGCGGCCGTGTGGTCGTGGATCGCGTCCGCGTGGCACACGATCGGCGAATGGCTGACCGCGCCGTTCCGCGCCGCGTGGGACTGGATCACGACGAAGTGGGCGGCGCTGCTCGAAACGATCCGCGGGTTCCCGGGCCAGGTTCGTTCCGCGCTGTCGGGCCTGTGGGACGTGATCACGTCCCCGTTCCGTTCCGCGTTTAACGCGATCGCGGGCTGGTGGAATTCGTCGGTGGGGTCGCTGTCGTTTCACGTCCCGGGGTGGGTGCCAGGTGTCGGGGGGAAGGGCTTCGACGTTCCCGATATCCCGACGCTGGCGCGCGGGGGGACGGTGCTGCGCACGGGGTTCGCGGTCGTGCACGAGGGCGAACAGTTTTCGGGCGTGGGCCGCGGGTTTGGTTCGCTGAACCTCACGGTGAACGTGACGACGACGGGCCTGGGCGCGGACGCGCCGGCGATACAGCGCGCGGTCGTGGGCGCGTTGCGCGGCTACGTCGGTCGGAACGGGCCGCTCGACGTTCCCGTGAAGGCGGCCAGCTGATGCCGTGGCGGCCCGGGGACGCGTGGCCCAGTGGTACCGCCGGCGGTGCGGCTTCGCCCCACTGGGGCGGATACGTGCGGCTGTGGGTCCGCGCCGCGCTCGCGCCCGGGGATCCGTTCACGCTCGGGCCCCACGCCGGCGACCGACTGGACGACGGGAACGTGCTGGGCGGCGCGCCGGCTGGACCGCTCGGACGTGGTGGCCGCGCGGGCGCGGGCGCGCTGTGGGTCGATCTGTCGTGCGACGTGCTGGACGTGGACATACAAGGCGGCGCGCAAGCGACCGACGGGATTTTCACGAAGCCCGACGCCGCGACCGCTGTCGTGAACCTCGCGGACCCGACGCGCAAATACGACCCGCTCAACAACGATTCCCCGTGGCAGCTGGGCGGCCGTTCGCGGCTGGTCCCGGGAACGCCCGTGGACGTGTTCGCCGAAGTCGTGAACGGCGACGACGGGACGTGGACCCGCGAATGGCTGTTCAGCGGTTCCGCGGACAGCTGGGGCGAAGATTGGACGCCGAAGCCGCGCGACCGCGTGGCCCAGCTGATCGCGTCGGGCGAATCGAAGTCGTTCGTGAACATGAAACGACCCGCGACCGACCCGCCCGTCGGCGCGGGCGAAACGACCGCCCAGCGCGTCCAGCGAATTGTCGATCTCGCGGGCTGGCTGGGGACGATCGACGCCGGCGTGGGGACGACGACCCACGGGCCGACGGCGCTCGACAGCGACGGCTGGGATCTGCTCAACCGCACGCTGGACGACGAACTGGGCTTCGTCTATTTCACGAACACGGGCGACCTTCGGTGGCTGGGACGCGACGCATGGTTCGACCTGTCGCACCCGCCCGCGCTCGAGCTGGGCTGTGGGCTTCACGACGTGCTCGTGGACGCGTCGCCCGCGGCGATCGACCTTCAGATACGCAACTCTGTTTACGCGGCGCGCACCGACGGCGTGGTCGCACACGCGCTGTCCACGTCATCGGTGAACCGATACGGCCGCTACGACTACGAACGCACCGATCTCGGGCTCGACACCGACGCCCAGGCCGCGGACTGGGCCGCGACCGCGCTGCGGCTGTACGCGTTCCCACAGATCAGTCTCGCGGACGTGACGTTCCGACCCGCGATCGACGCGCGGTCGTGGGAAGTGTGGGCCGCCGCGCTCGCGGTCGCGTTCGTGTCCGATCTCGTGCACGTCGTGTGGTCACCGCCCGACCGACCCGCCGACGACCCGATCGACGCGCGCTGTCGTGTGGTCGGGTTCCATCACGTGATCTCGCGGCGGTCGTGGGATCTGACCTGGGAACTAGTGGACGCGGACGCGCTCGCGTACAACGGCGCAATTTTCACGTTGGGCCCGAACGCGAACGACCGGCTCGACAGCGCGTTCGTGCTCGCGTAAGGGGGGATCCGATGCCGTACAAAGTGTGGGCCGTCGGCGAAGAAGTGCTGGCCGCGGACTTTAACGATTTTCTACAGGAACAGGTGGTCGCGGTGTTCGCGACCACCGCGGCGCGCGACGCCGCGATCCTCGCGCCCAACGAGGGACAGCAGTGTTACGTCACCGCGACGAAAACCCGTTACGTCTACAACGGGGCCGCGTGGGTCACGTCGGGCCCCGGACAGCTGATGGGACAGACGACACTCGCGGCCGCGGTCAGTGGCCTGGCCGCTGAAGCGGTGTTCGCGACCGTCGCGCTGACGTTGCCGGCCGCGCGCACGCTTCGTGTGGTGCTCTGCTCGGGGTTCGCGACCCGTTCGGGCGCGGCGGGCGTGAGCCGCGTCCGGATCCGCGACGGCGGCCTGACGGGAACCGAAATTGCGCAGTCACCCTGGAATTCCACGATTGTCGGCGAACTGTTCCCCGTGGCGTGTGAGAACACCCGCCAATTCGCGGGCGGCGCGCACACGTTCGTCGCGACGGGCGCGGCCGACACGAATTCGTTCACCGTCGGGATCGGCACCCAACTCGCGGTGTTCGACGCCGGCCCATAACCGAAGGGAAACCCACTGATGACACCGACCGAACCGACCGAAGAACACGGCGACGACGACGGCGAGCGCGTCACCGAACCTGACACCCACCGCGAAGACGACACCGACGCCGGCGACGGCGACGAAGGCGGCGAGTCTGATGGTGGAGATCGTTAGCCGCGCGAGCTGGGGCGCGAATCCCGTCGGGACGCCGGCGGGGTTCGTGTCGCTGCCGACCCCCGAACTGTGGTTGCACCACACGGCGTCCACGGGCCTACACGGCGCGGCGGGGATGCGACAGCTTCAGGCCGCCGCGATCGGCGAAGGGTACGCCGATATCGAATATTCGTTCGTGGTCGATAACCCGACCCCGACCGTGTACGAAGCGCGCGGCGCGGGCCGACAACCCGCGGCGACCGCGGACCACAACGCGGTGTCACACGCGATCTGTGTGTTCGGGAACTTCGAGCACGAAACACCGTCGGGCGCGCTGATCGACACGCTGGCCCAGCTGGTCGCCGATGGACACCGCGCCGGCTGGTGGCGGTCCCCACAGATCACGGGACCGCACCGCGACGCGTCGGGAAATTCGACGGCGTGCTGTGGACGCAACCTGATCGCACGAATTCCCGACATAAACGCACGGGCCGCCGGCGCGCCGGCGACAGGCCCGGGCCCGACACCAGGGGGTGACGACGTGCCAGGCGATAAAGACTTCGTGGACGCGCTCGCGACCGACGCCGGCGCGTGGCGACTTCAGTACGACGGGGGGGTTCAGACGATCCGCGGGAAGTTTTACGGGTCGTATTTTTCGCTCGACGCGAAGCACCGAAACGACCCGAACCGTCGGTTCGTCGCGATCACCGCGAACGTGGAAGGCGGCCCGGGCTACACGCTCCACAGCGTGCGCGGTGAGGCTTACACGTTTAGCAAGGCCCAATGATGGGCCGCGAGCTCGCGCTGATCGCCCGTTACCTCGCGAACAAACCCGCGGGGCCGCCGGAGTGGTATCTAGTCGCGGCGGTGGTGCTGTTCGCGGTCGCGGCCGTCGTCGCGGGCTGGGCCCGTGACGTGTACCGCGCCGCGATCGCTGTCGGGCTCGGGACCGTCGCGCTCGCGCTGCTGACCCACTAGAAATTTCTAGGAATTCGTGAGCAATCGCGACTGGGCGGTGGTCGCGGCCGTGCTGCTGCTGCTCGCGGCGGGCGTGTGGGCGATCGTGCTAGCGGTCGTGTACCTGCTCGCGCGCTAACTGCCAGCTGGCGCGCCGAACAGGCGGTCGATCGCGTCCGCGCCCGTGCGCAAGTGGTCGCCGCTGGGCTTCGCGTAGATATCGCCCGTGATCGCGATCGACGCGTGGCCCAGGATCGCGGACACGACTTCGAGCGGGGTGCCGTGGTTCAGCATCACCGTCGCGGCCGTGTGGCGCGTCGCGTGGAACCGCCGGCGGCCGATCCCCGCGCCCGTGGTCACCTTGTACCACCAGCGACGCGCCCACTGGCCGCTGATCGCGGTCCCGACGGGCGACACGAAGACGAGATCGGGGTCGCCCCACACGTCCGCCGCCATGCGCTCGACGCGCTGCGCGGCCTGGTGGGCCTTCAGGGCGTCCACGACCATCGCGGGCAAGGGGACCGTGCGCACGCCCGCGTCGGTTTTCGCGGCCGTTACGTCCAGCGTGCGGGCCTTCAGATCGACCGACGACCACCGAAGCGCGACGCATTCCCCCTGACGCATCCCCACCGCGAGCGCGAGCACCGCTAACGCTTCGAGTCGGTCGCCGCGCACGTGCGCGAGCACGCGCTCGACTTCGGCGACGGTCAGTGGATCCTGACGGCGGCGCTGGGGGGGACACGCGGTCATCTTCGCCACGTTGTCGCGCACGTAATGGCGCTTCAGCGCGGCGGACAGCACCGACGAAAGCACCTTCCGGGCCTTCGCGCGGGTCGCGTCGGATAGGCCCTGGTGTTCGAGCGCGGCCAGCATCGTGTCCACGTGCTCGGGCTGAAGCTTCGCGAGCTGGCGCTTGCCGACGTGGGGATACACCCAATAGGTGAGCGCGTTCGCGTACCCGTCGCGGGACTTCGCGGGCGCGAGGTGGGCCAGGTAGTGGTCGCCCCAGCTGCGCACCGTCCACGCGTCGGTCTGGACCCGTTCCCCGTTCGCGACGCGATCCTGTAGGCCGCGAAGCTTCGCGAGCATGGTCTCGCGGTCGCGGGACGTGACCCGTTTGCGATTGCGACGGCCGTCGGGGTGTGGCGCGAGATCGACGGTTCCGACCCACAGGCCGCGGCCGCTGTCGAAGTGAATGCTTCCGGTGCCGTAGCGTGCCGATCGTGCGTGATGCTTCACCAAAAGTGTCCGATCAAAAGGTGGTGCCATTAGGTGGTGCCATCTTATGTCCACACGTGTCCACACGTGTCCACGATCCCCGCAATTTCCCCAGTAATTGTCCCATTCTGTCCCCCACGCGTCGGACTTGCCGATCTCTGAAAGGGAACCATCGCGGGCCCTTCCACAGCGTGGGGATAGGCCCCTGACCTGGGACGATACGCCCACCACCGCACGTGCTCGGGCCAGGTGGTGCCATCAGGTGGTGCCATCCGGTACGAACCTCTTGCGAAGTGATCGGCCACGGTGTACCAAAAGGCCTGCTGTGGTCACTCACCGTCCACGGCGCGGGCGGGTAGCAACCTGACACGGTGCCGACGGGGTGGAACACGGCAGACACCGACCCGAATCGAAGGGTGGCCGCGTGCCCGAACCCCGCACCCCCCCCCA